CGCGTCACGTACGCGATACACGCAACACCATACATATATAAACACGTTTCCCGCGTACGCATGTACGTTTTTACCGTTACATCGTTACAATATAATAAAATTAAACATTTAAGCGTTACAAAAAACGTTACACACCGTTACAAGCGTTACAAAAGGAGAAAGTGCTCTATGAAAGCAACAGACCTGATCAGTAGACTGCAACACCTGGTAAAACAGTGCGGGGATCAAGCAGTATATCTGGATGTCTGGGCATCCGGACTGCTTGAGATAGGCGAGGTTGATGTTGATATGGATGACACCGGGATAGTGATCTGGCGCAAGGATGAAGAAGGGTAACGGATCAAGCATCACCTGACGTTCTTTGGTCAGGTGCATGCGGTGGTTATAATCCGTACCACCGCATAAAGGGCAAACGATGCAAAAAGAGACAATAGGAAATGCTGAACTTTATCTGGGCGACTGCCGCGAAATACTCCCGAAGTTGACGGGAATTGATGCGGTGATTACTGACCCACCGTATGGCCTCGGTGATCGTCTGGATGGGGGAAGTGGCGAATGGGTTAAAGGTTTCGGTGACGGTGCGCCAGAATGGGACAAGGAAGTAGTCTCTGGCATAGAAACGATGCTGATAAATTTTAAGATTTGCATTATCTGGGGTGGCAACTATTACAATCTGCCGCCACAACGGGGGTGGTTGCTCTGGGATAAAATGCAAGAGCATTCTTCTGGGCACGCTGAAATGGCATGGACAAACCTAAACCAACCCGTGCGGACATTTAGGCTTTCAAGAGTACAGGCATATTCTTTGATGGATAAACAGCACCCTACGCAAAAGCCTATCAATCTGATGCAATGGTGCATCCGGCAAGCTGGCGACCCGCTGGTAATCTGCGACCCTTTCATGGGGAGTGGTAGCACTGGAGTAGCCGCGATGAATATGCAACGGCAATTCATAGGAATTGAGAAAGAGCAAAAATACTTTGACATTGCCTGTCAACGGATAGAGCAATCACAGATGCAGTTGAAGTTAGGATTATAACCTACCGTGATAACCGGCTGGCGATGCCGGAGAGGAGAAAGAACATGCACCAACAAACTGACGACAAAGAAGTCGCTAAAATTGCTGACACGGTAAGACAGTCCGAGTTGATTGCGGCGTTAGAGGCTATGCGTGAAATGGCACTGCGCCCACACTACTACTGTGAAGACTCCTGGTATTCTTGCCCCAAGGCAGAACATGGTTGCGCCAATGACTCAGCTGGCGATGATTGCAATTGTGGTGCAGACAAACACAATTTAGGAGTTGAATGCTTATACGCAAAGGCTTCATTCGCAATAAAAACACTGATCCGCCATTGAGCGGAAACAGGTTGCCGATTACCCCCCGGTAGATAATAGGGGGCCGCTAACCAACGTGATAACCGGCTTACGGGTTAAAGCGTACAGATGGGCAGAAGTGACCGACAAGAAGCCGCCAAAATTAAGCGGGGAGTAAGTAAGTCCGAGTTGATTAGGCCGTTATGTTTTAAAACCCGCGCCGCGAAGCGTGGCGATAGCCATAAAAAGAGGTTAAGCATGCCAGACCTATGGGGTAATACAAGCGAAGAAGAAATGTACCAGATGGCACTTGCTGTGCCGCTGGCAGACAAGGTGCAGATGGCTATTGCCTTGATTAGGGAATTTGAAAAGCAGGCGTTGGCCCTGCATGAAGACGGCTATTACGTAGCATTTTCTGGTGGCAAGGACAGCATTGTCATGGAACATCTGTTTAAGCTGGCAGGGGTTAAATACAAGGCTTGGTATAACAACGTAACCATTGACCCGCCTGAACTGGTGCAGTTTATAAAGCGGTATTACCCTGAAGTGAGGTGGAATAACCCTACTAAAAATTTACCCGCAATGATGGCTGATATTGGTATGCCTCCTACTCGTTTGGCGCGTTGGTGCTGTTTGCACTACAAGGAACAAGGCGGAAGCGGGACATTCCGTGCTACAGGGGTAAGAGCAAGCGAATCACCACGCAGGAAGGGGCTGTGGAAACAAATCAACAACGACAAGTATAGCGACGGGTATATTTGCTGCCCGATTTTGTACTGGACGGATTCCGACATCTGGGAATTTATCCGCAGCCACAACATGCCGTATTGCAGTCTATATGATGAGGGATTCAAGCGTTTGGGATGCGTTGGTTGCCCGATGGCTGATAAGCAACGTGTGCATCAATTCCGGCGATGGCCGAAGTATGAGCAAATGTGGCGCAGAGGTTTCCAGAAAATGTTTAATAAACTTAAGGGCGTACCTAAAAAAAATGGAGAGCCTCGCAGTATGGAAAAGTTTGCCTCGGCTGAAGAATGGTTTTCCTGGTGGATGGAAGAGGATGCCGTCAACGACACCGACCAGCCCGACTGTCAGATGTATTTGTGGTAAACCGCTTTTTTGGCCGATAGGCCATGCGCGGGTTTTGGAACATAACGAACACGAGATAACCGGGTTGGTGGAGCCGAAGAGGTGAACCCGGCATATCTCAAACATTAACGACTGAGAAGAGGCCAAAAACGAGGAGCATCCACCAACTCCGAGTTGATTGAGCCCGTTAGACTACGAAAGGAGGGGCAGCATGACAATAACAGTTGGAACATGGGCCATACCGCTGCTGCTTACCGTTGTTGCGTGGGCTTGGGCCACAATATGGACCAACCAACAGCCAGCAGGCGGCTTTATGGGTAACAGTCTGGAGGGCATGTTTGCTGTAACAGGTGCAGTTGTGGCTTCCCTTGCAATTTGGCTTGTGTGGGCATTGCTCAAAATTTGGGGGCTGGCATGATTCACCTAGACTTTGCAGATGGAACAAGCGCCTGGTTGACTGATGAGCAGTTAAAAGAGCAACACCCTGAATTGTACGCGGCACTGAGGCAACCCGCTCCGCACAAGGAGTGCGGCCAAAAATTGAGAGACATAAGGGTTAAGCACGATATGTCACAGCGGGAAATGGCACGCTTGGTAGGTTGCCGGGCGAGCGAACTTTCGGCAGTTGAGGTAGGCAGAGAACCGGCCACGCCTGAAATGGTTGAGGCATACCAACGGCTGCAACAAGAGTAGTCTAACATCCGATTCCACCGCAATCATGCGGCATAACCGGAACCACTTAAAAGCAACATCAACCACTTACACCTGAAAGGAGCCGCAAATGCAGACCGAAACCAACAAACCCCGCTTACTGGACCAGGTGCGTAACGCAATGCGGCTCCAAAGAATGAGCCCCAGCACCATAAGCACCTATGTAGACTGGATCAAGCGCTACATCCATCACCACAAACTGCGGCACCCGGCAGAAATGGGCGTGGTAGAGGTAGGGCAATTCCTTACCCATCTGATCGGTGGCCGGAAAGGTGTCGCTGCCAGCACCCAAAAGCAAGCCCTCTGCGCTCTGGTCTACCTCTACAAGCATGTGCTCAAAATAGACCTGGGTGATATCTCTTTCCTGCGCTCCAAGCGCCCTGCCCGGCTGCCGGTAGTATTAAGCCGTGATGAAGTCTGGAAAGTGCTGGATAACCTGCAGGGATCTGTCTGGATCATGGCCGCCATGATGTACGGCTGTGGCCTGCGGCTTATGGAATGCTGTCAGCTGCGGGTACAGGACATTGACTTTGACCGCCGCACCGTCCTGGTCCGTGCTGGCAAGGGTGATAAAGACCGCTACGTGCCGCTGCCTGAACTGGTCATTGCTCCGCTGCAACAGCACCTGTCACGGGTGGCAGAACTCCACCGGCAAGACCTTGAAGATGGCTGGGGCGGTGTAGACCTGCCCGGTGCCATGGCAAAGAAACTGCCAAACGCCCCCTGGGACTTTCACTGGCAGTGGGTATTCCCTGCGGCCACCCGCTACACTGAAAAAGCCACCGGCATTCAGCGTCGCTGGCATCTGCATGAATCCGCCCTGCAAAAACAGGTAAAAGCTGCCGGAACAAAAGCCAGAATAGGAAAGCGGGTCTACCCTCACATCCTTAGGCACTCTTTTGCCACCCACTGGCTAGAAGATGCTGACGGTGCTCAAGACATCGTACTACCCCGCCTGCAGCGGCTGCTAGGCCACTACAAAATTGAAACCACCATGGTCTACGTTCACATGATCACCCCCAGCCGGGTCAACAGCCCGCTGGATCGCAGACCGGCAAGGATGGCCGCGTAATGGCATCAACAGAAATCAGACTAACCAAAGCCCAGGCCATGCAGAGCCGCCGTGATGCCTGCAAAGAAACACCCTGCTATCCGGTCCAGTACGGCAGGCCGCAGATATGCAGCTTCTGCCCCTGGGAGAATAAACCTTGCCCCTTGCCCCTTGACCCTTGCCCCTTGGAGACTTTATGAACTGCCCAAAATGCAACGCCAAACTGCACTCGGAAACAACCATGGCCCGTGCCGTCAACGGCAGTGTCTCACACATTGCCACCCCTGCTGTAAAATGCTGGTGCTGTGGCTACTGGCTTGCAGCAGACATGGCACCCGTCATGCCCAAAACAGCAGAAATGACCAACCAGATAGGTAAAACCAAAGACACCCCCCGTGGTGCCGGTCTGGAAGTAGTCAGATCATTTTACGACTCAATCGTAAAACTCAGAAAAAAGAAAACCGCCTGGACAATCATCACCCGCCTCATCCAGCAGGCCACCGGTACCAGGATTAAACCGGAAACCGTCCAGCGCAACTTTGAAAGACTCAACCTGCAGGGGGTAAACTGATGCAAGGCCTTAAATTTGATCAAGGAAAACAGCCCTGGTACGCCATGCCGCTTGAAGTGCTGCAGCCACTGGCAGATGTTTTTGCTGCCGGTGAGAAAAAATATGCAACCTTTAACTGCCTGCAGCCGTTTGATGAACCAGACCGCCGGTTTTATGATGGCCAGATGCGCCATACCGCTGCCTGCCAGCTTGACCCGCTTGCTGTAGATCAGGAACTGCTGGAAAAGCACGGCATCAAAGTCTACCACGCTGCACAGGTGGCTTTTAACTCGCTGCTGCGTCTGCACCATGCCCTCAATGAGAAAAAAGAGGAGCAAAAACCATGAGTATGACCCATACCGGCAGCAATGACATTCTCAGTCCTGAAGATGCTTTTCAAGTGGCTATTCTGGTCAACGCTGAAATGGCTAAAAACGTGCTCATGGACCGCAACCAGCACACCGCTGGGATACTCGGTAAGCGTAGACGCAACCTGATTAAAAGTCTTGATAGTCTAATTGAAGCCATCAACCAGACCTATAAAGGCCGGTTTCCTGAAGAATTTATAAAGCGGGCTGAAACCTACTACACCACAACAGAAGCGGCCATGACCACCATGTTAAAGGCGTTTAAATCATGCTAACCACCAAGTTTTTTCCAACCCTGCTGATCATCCTGGATCTGTTCGCTGCTGCCGGTTACGCCTGGCATGATCTGGGAGATTGGCGAAAGATCGTTTATTGGCTGTCTGCTGCAGTGCTGACCACCTGCGTGACGTACTAGAGGCATTATGTCTGAAGACCGCTTCAAAAACCGAAAAGAAGCTCTTGCCTGGCTGCAAGCCAAAGGCCAGATCAGCGCGGGTAAATTTTACCAGGACTGCGAAGCTGGCAAGATTACCGTTGCTGCAGACAAAACTGTCAGCAAGTTTCAGGTGGCTGAATACGCAGACCGGCTCTTTAACCAGCACAAGCAAGCCCCAAAGTCTGTTGATCAGGAAGACCGTAAGCGTGGGCTTGAAATTGAAAAGCTGGAACAGGAAGTAGAAAAAGGTAGGCTTGCCAACCGCAAAGAAGATGAAAAGTGGCTCTATAAAGAAGATGCCTGGGCACAAATGGCCGCGCTGATCGGCACACTGCGTGACAGCATCAGGCACCAGTTTCATGTTGGCAGCGTGGCAGTCATTCATGCCGCCGGTGGTGATCCGGCCCGTGGTCCAGAAGTGTATGAACAAACAGAAGAACTGATAAGCCGGGCATTTAACGAAGTGGTAAACGCCGGACGTATTGAAGGCATGTTTGCGAAAGGGGAAGAGGAGTAGATGCAACCCGCCCTGCTCTCTCATAGCATCCCGCTGCTGGATGCCTTCCCGGTGTCGCTGATTGGCAAAGAAGTGGCCTTTGATCTGCCGCGTCAGATCCGCATGGTCATGCGCCATCCGGAAAAGATCAAAGTCAGTGAATGGGCTGCACAGTACCGCGTGGTGTCAGACGGTGCCCATGAAGGCCCGTGGCGGCATGATTACGCCCCGCACACCGTCAAGATTATGGATACCTTTGGTCTGCCATGGGTGCGTGAAGTCTGGTTCTGTGGTGTAGAGCAATCCGGAAAAACCAACACCATGATCAACTGCATCGGCTGGTGTATAGACTGCGATCCGGGCGGCATCTTTTACCTGATGCCCACAGAAGACACCGCTGCCAAAGTTACCAGCGGTAAACTGCGCCCCACCCTGCAGAAATCACCACGGCTGGCCCGCTACCTGTCAAACAGGCAGGACGACACCACCCTGGCCCGCATCAACCTGACCCATGGCGTCACCATCTGGCCGGCACATGCCAACAGCGCAAGCAGCATGGCCACCTGGACAGCCAAGCACTGCTTTGGTGATGAAATAGACAAATATCCGGCCACCGTAGGCAAAGAAGCAGACCCCATAACCCTGATAAAAAAGCGGAACCGTAACTACAAAGGCCGGTACAAGCGTTTTTTCAGCTCCACCCCTGCCGGTCTGTTTATCTACAAAGGCGTGCAGAACTGTCACCAGGTATGGGAATACCGCGTAAAATGCCCCCACTGTGATGAATACATCAAGATGGATGCAGAACACCTGGTTATACCTGCAGGCGCCACACCAGAAGAGATAGAACGCAACAGCTGCAGCTATGCCTGCAATGAATGCGGCACAGAATGGGATGATCAGGCCCGTGACCACGCAATCAGAGTAGGCCACTGGTACTGCGTGCAAGGTGCAGACAACCACCGGCCCCACAAGGTAGGTTTCCATCACCGTGCCTGGGAATGTCTTGATATCAACTTGGCAGAGATCGGTGCCGCCTGGTTGCGTGCAAAGCAGGGTGATCATGCCGCAAAGGTTGCCTGGGCCAACGGCTACGAAGCCATAGACTACATCGAAGAGCACGCTGCAGCCGTCACAGAAGAAGCCCTGCTGCGCTACTGTTCAGACCTGCCGCCCGGCCTGGTACCACCAGACACCGCCGCGCTCTGGCTGCTGGCTGATACCCAGCAGGATTCATTCTACTATCAAGTCTGGGCTGCAGGCTATGCACCAGAAATAAAGCTGCAGATGATCAAACATGGCCAGGTAATGACCTTTGCAGACCTTGAAGGCCTGCTCACTGCCACCTGGCAGGATCACGAAGGCAAACAGTACCGGATCAGCAATGGCCTGATAGACTCCGGCGGTACCCGTAAAGGCTGGCAAAAACACAGCCGCACCATGGAGGTATACGAATGGTGCAGCCGCCACCGGGTAATGCTGCCACACAAAGGCATGCACGGCAGAACCGGTGATCTGATCAGCTTTAAATCAGTTGCTACCTTCCCTGGCACCAACAAAGCTATACCAGGCGGCCTTACCCGCGCCAACCTGCGGGTAGATCTGTTTAAAGATGAGCTGGAGCGCCTGCTGCAGATAGATCCTGAAAGCGCCAGCGCCCTGGCATTTCATTCCGATATTGATGGTGCTTTTGCCAAACACTACGCTGCAGAACGCAAAGATGAAAATGGCGATTGGGTACATGACAAAAAATGGCGTAACGATTACTGGGACTGCACCGTATATGCCCTGGCACTGCGAGAGATTTTAAAGCTGCGGATACCACGAAGAGAAAACAATCAACCGGCCCGGCGGGTCATATCAAAAGGGGTGCAACGATGACAGAACAGATCACCATGCGAGAGGTAGAACAGTACAAACGGGAAATACTGGAACAGTCGGTATTGATCGACATTGACACCGCTGCACAGATCCTGTCTGTCAGCACCCGCACCATCCGCCGCCGGGTAGATGAGGGCATGATTGCCACCTACTCAGACACCAAAGACAGGGAAAACACCCGCTTTCTGGCATCAGAGCTGCGTAACTATGTTAAGCGTATGCGCTGCATTCACCGTGACCGGTAAAGGCTATTTAAACACAGAGGCACAGAGAACACAGAGAAAAGCAAAAGGATAAATTGTAAAACCTGTGACATTAGCGGACAACAACGGACAATAGCGCCCTTACAAATAATAAAAAACCCATCCACAATACCGGCCATGCTCCACAAAGGAGAGCCACATGGCCGGTATCACCCTTGCACAAGCAGAAACACAACTAAATCTGTACCTGGATGCAGAGGCAAAAGTCCTTGCAGGCCAGCGTGTGCGTATTGGTGATAAAGACATCACCCGTGCTGATCTGGAATTTGTTCAGAAAGGCATTGATCTCTGGCAGGGCCGTGTCACCAAGCTGGCCCGCACCACCAACGGCATACAGATCAAGCAGGTTATACCGGTATGAGCCGCCTTGCCCGTGAAATAACCATCGGAAACAAGACGGTACAGGTACCTATCAACATTGTTGATGATCTGATCAACTTCTTTGATCCGGCTAAAGGACAAGCCCGTTTCCAGAACCGGCTGCGTATGGCAATCACCGGAGGCTACACCGGTGCCGACCGCACCCGCCGTGCCAACCAGTATGGCCGCGTATCAGAGCGTGATGCTGATACCGCTATCATCCCAGACCTATCCACCCTGCGTGAAGAATCACAGCACTTAATCCGTAACAACGCCATTGCCCGTGGTGCCATTAACACCAACCTTACCAAGGTGGTGGGTACCGGCCTTAAAGTAAAAAGCCAGATTGACCGGCAGGCGCTTAAACTTACTGATGAGCAGGCCGATGCCTGGGAACGGCAGGCAGAGCGTGAATTTAAACTGGCAACTGAAACCCGTGAAATTGATATTGAACGGGAGCTTCCGTTTTCACTGCTGCAGGGGCTGGTATTCCTTAAAACCCTTGAAGATGGAGACATATTTGTAAACCTTCCACGCAAGGCCCGCGCCGGATCACCCTACAAGCTCAAACTGCAGCTGATTGAATCCGCCCGTATCTGCAACCCTGAAAACAAGCCAGCCACCGCACGTCTGGTGGGTGGGGTGCAAAAAGATGAAGACGGAGCACCAGTAGCCTACCATGTGCTTAACCAGCACCCTGGCACTGCCCTGCGTAACCGACAAAATCTTACCTGGACAGCATTGCCAGCCTTTGCCACCAACGGCAACCCGCTTTGCCTGCACATAAAAGACAAAACCCGCCCCGGACAGACCCGTGGCGTGCCGTACCTGACACCGGTTGTAGAGCTGATCAAGCAACTGGGCCGCTACACAGATGCAGAAGTTATGGCAGCCGTAGTATCCGGCATGCTCACGGTCTTTGTCACCAACGAAACCGGCAACCCGCAGCTTGGCCCTGCCCCTACGCAACTGAACCCCGATGGTGATGCAAGCCAGCAGGTAGACACCACCGGCATGGAGCTGGGCTATGGCTCTGTTATCGGTCTGCTGCCTGGTGAAAAGGTAGATACCGTAAACCCAGGCAGACCCAACCCCGCTTTTGATCCGTTTGTCACCGCAATACTTCGCCAGATAGGTATGTCGCTTGAACTGCCGTTTGAACTGCTGGTCAAGCACTTTACTGCATCGTACAGCGCAGCCCGTGCTGCTCTTGAAGAAGCATGGGATTACTTCAACCGCCGCCGTCACTGGCTGGTAACCGTATTCTGCCAACCGATCTATGAGGCGGTTATCACAGAAGCTGTTGCATCAGGCAGGTTGAATGCCCCCGGCTTTTTTGCAGATCCGCTGGTGCGTAAAGCCTGGCTTTCCAGCAACTGGATAGGTGATGCCCCCAGCCAGCTTGACCCGCTCAAAGAAGTAAACGCCGCCGCAAAGCGGATAGAGCAATGCATCAGCACCCTTGATGAAGAGTGCCGCAGGCTTACCGGAACCCCGCTTGAGGACAAGCTGCCGCAGATCCTTAAAGAGCGTGCAATTCTACGCAAGGCCGGAATTGTCACCAGCGCTTATGAGCAGATATCCATGGCTCAGGAACCGGAAGAAAAGCCGGACCAGCCTGACACGGAAACGGAGTGACCCATGCGACTTATTGACATTGTAAATGGCCCCTGGGCCATCCGGCCCCAGATGCTGGAAGAGATCCAACGGATCTACGCCAGCCACCTGCACCGGGCTGAGAAAATAGACGTACAGGCCATTGAAGCCGCCACCGGCAAAACCCTGGATAATAAGCGTACCGGCGTGCAGATCGTTGACGGTGTGGCTGTTATCCCTGTGCATGGCGTTATCGGTAAACGGATGAACCTGATGACACAGATCAGCGGCGGAGCTTCAACTGATCAAATTGCAAATGATTATCTTTCTGCCCTAAATGACCCAGCTGTAAAAGGCATCGTACTGCACATTGACAGCCCCGGTGGAACCGTTGATGGCACCATGCAGCTGGGTGACATCCTGCGTGCCAACCGTGGCATAAAGCCAACCATGGCCTGTGCAGATGGCATGATGTGCAGCGCTGCCTACTGGATAGGATCAGCAGTAGACAAGATCACCATGGCAGACCTGACAACGGATGTCGGCAGTATCGGCGTAGTTGCTAGCCACATGGATATCAGTCAATGGGAAGAAAAGCAGGGCATAAAAACCACAGAAATCACCGCAGGCCGCTACAAGCGTGCCATCAGCCAGTATGCCGCATTAACTGAAGAAGGGCGGGCCATGCTGCAGGCAGATGTTGATCAGATTTACGGGCTGTTTGTTGAAAACGTAGCTGCCAACCGTGGCTGCTCTGTAGAGGATGTACTGCTTAACATGGCAGATGGCCGGGTATTCCTGGGACAGAAAGCCATTGAAGCCGGACTGGTGGACAGTGTTGCCACCCTGTCCGAAACCATACAAGAGGTGCGGGAACTATCCCGTGCCGGAAAAATCAACTCATTCAGCCGGGCCAGTGCTGCCACGGCACCACAGGAGAAAAAGACCATGAACATCGAGCAACTTAAAGCAGATCATCCTGATCTGGTGCAGGCCATTGTTGCAGAAGCAACCGCAGGCCATGCAGAAGCACTGTTAGCAGCAGAGGCAAAAGGTGCCGCTGCAGAACTTGATCGTATCCAGGCTGTACGTGCCCAGGCCATTCCCGGCCATGAA